CTATCGTATGTTCCGGCAACGGAATACATGCGTGGTGGCCGCTTGAAGAGTCCCTGCCACAGAAAGAATGGAAGCAACATGCCGAAAGACTTAAGCAGTTTACAGAAGCTAGTGGGCTTCATGTTGACCCCGCACGGACGGCAGATTCTTCTTCAATACTCCGCGCTCCCGACACAAGAAATTTTAAGCGCCCTGAAGACCCTCGAACAGTTTGCGTTTGGGAGTATGACGGAAGCACAAACGCGGCACATAGACTTTCGGACTTCAATTTTACTGGAATAGATGTAATCGCAAATTGGGACAATATAAAGCCGAAGGATAACGATTTATCTTTAGAAGAAGGATTTCCAGATGGACAGAGAACCCAGGCCCTTGTCAAGCGAGCGGGTTATCTACTTGGACCCGCCAAAAATTTCACGGAAGAACAAACGGTTGAAGCACTTCTCAAATGGAACGAGCGTAACAATCCTCCCCTTCCTGAGAGTAAAATCAGAACGGCAGTTGCCTCTATCTATAAAGCTGAGAGAGGGAAGCGACTTTCTTTGTTACCGAGCTTTGGTGGAGTACCAGAATTACCTGTCTTACCTCTCGGATATAAATGGGATGCTTCTGGAAAGTTGACAACACAGGTTCCAATTAAAGATACGGATGAATGGGAAACCGTTGAGGTTACGGAGTTCCCCATCTATCTTGAGGCTATCACGCGAAAAGAGCGGGAGTTTAAGCAGGCTTATGTCTTCAAGCAGTGGGTTCCAAAAGAAGGCTGGCGTGAGTTCCATGTTTTCTGTATGGACTTTGAAGGGGCTAATTGGCGCGGACATTTGGCGGAGAACGGCGGGAGTTGTATTCGTAACGATAAATTATTCAAGGCATATGTGCATAATGCGGATGCCGATTTGCGGAGATTGAAAATGGATGCTATACGATACCAACAGTTTGGATGGAAGGATGAAGGTGCATCTTTTCTTGTGGGAGACTCCCTTATCCACCAGGGCGGTAAGATTGAAAAAGTTTACGGAAGTGAGGAACTTAACACGCGCATACGGCAAATGAACCCCCGCAAAGGAGGAAGTCTCAATGAGTGGTCCAAAGACGCTAATCTTCTCTTCAACGACCAGTACATCCATCTTGGCTATACTCTCGTGGCATCGTTCGCCACTGTCCTCCTTAATTTTTGCATGGGGGATTCTGATGGTGGTTTTGTGCTATCTATCACCAGTAGAGGTAGCGGAAAAGGGAAGACAAGAATTATTGAAGCTGCAACGAGCGTTTGGGGAGAATTGGAATCTCTGCAAATTACACCACGGGATACTATTAACGCTCAATTTTCAATCGTTACGGCTGCTGGGAATTTACCCGTATTCATGGACGAGTGGAATGAAAAGGACCCTGCCATTCTCGCCCGGTTCCTCCGTCAATACACTGTAGGGCATGATAAGAATCGTGCGCAACGCGACGGTACAGTCCGCGCTAAACCCGCGAATTATAAAAATCTTCTGATTACCACTTCAAATCATTCCATTTATGAAGTGATGAAGCATATCAACGACGAAGGCGCAACTGCCCGTATTCTTGAAATCCGCGCTCCCGATATGGAAGGTGAAGTTTTCAAGAGATTCGATAAGATAACCTCGCATATGCTTGCCAACTCAGGCTATGCCGGGCGGGAGTTTGTGTACCAGCTTATGCAGCCTGGGGTTCTTGACTCGGTTAAGGCGCAACTTGAGAAGGCAACTAATCACTTCCGGGAGACGCTCCATACTTCCGGCAAGCATCGGTATGTGACCTGGCTTCCCGCAGCCGTTCTTGTGGCGGGCAATCTACTTATCAAGTCGGGGATACTTGAGTTTGACCTTAAGCGGCTTATGGAATGGTCCTTCCGGCAAGTCTCTGAGCGCGTGGAAGATAGAAGCGTGACAACCGCTACGGAGATACTCAGCCATTTTATCAGCGAGCATACTGGCAACTGTCTGATGGTCAGCGGTCCGTTCGTAGCTAAGGTTCCCGTTATGGTATTAAATAATAACGGTAATATCCCCGCCAAGATACTCATGCGCGGTGAGCGGGAAACGAAGCGGCTTTACATTGTCACTTCCCATTTCCGCGCGTGGTGCATTAAGAATGGCTGGGGCGCGGATGATGTTGCAAAGGAACTGGAAGACCAGAAAATCCTTATCAACCGCCGTCGCCTGACAACGCTTGGGGCGGGCACGTCTATCATGACAGGTCGCCTGGCATGCTGGGAGATTGATATGAGCATTCCTGGGATAGGGGATGAGCTACCGGAGCTTACTTCTCAACAGCAGGTAGCTCCACAATCGGCCCAACAATAGCTAGCTTTTCTTTTTGGACGGCGGCATAGAGCTTGGCAAGGGCGCTTGTCTCGCGACGGCGGAGACGATTCTCATCCGCTTTCAGCCCGGAATTTATAACGGCCGTCGCCGCTGTCTGTTTTAACGAAAGTATTTTTGCATAGTTCTCATCCAGATAGTGAGGCGTAACAAGGTCAAGGGTTTCCTCGGTAGTCTCAAGCGCCTTAACGAACACCCTCTCAAACAGTTCCGTGGGGCGCTCGTTTAGTATATCATCCCCATCGCGAAGCCGTGCTTCTGGAGTTCCGGTAATTGCTTTTTCAGTCGGTTCCCTATATCGGTGCGATACATTGGGGAATTCGGTACACTCAACAATTTCAACTCCCGATAAGCTGATTGCTTGGCTTCCGATACTGTGTCTCCCGTCCCGCTCACGACAAGCAGGTAATCCCCCGCGGTCGTCACGCACGGGCGTGTCACTATCTTTCCTAATACGTTCATTGGAGCCTGCCCCATTTGACACTGGCACAAGTGAATGCAAGGCTTCTTCAAGTCTCCGTATATCGGAATCCCCGTCACTTCCTCCCTCGGTTTCTTCGAGTATGGGTAGTCTGGTATGGACATTACCACCCCGACTGCTATCTTGTCCAGTATCCAATTCTTTGCGTCCTTTCCTTCCCATAAATCCATTAACCACTCCGCGTGGTCCCCCTTATGTAAAGCCTGTTGAATATTGAATGTGGGCCAGCCTGGTCGCATAGTGAACTCTATCGGCCAGGGTGTACCATGCTTATCTATAATGCAGTTTACATCCACATTACCTATAAATCCATCCTTTGCAAGTTGGTCTTCCAAAGGTTTTAGAACCAGGTCTGCCAACTTAGAGTTCTTAACAAACCGGAGAACTGTTCCTTGCTCGCCAGTGGCAACGCCAAGGTCGTCGTTCATTAGTTTTTTGAACTCCCAATTTTCCTCCCAGCCCTGATTGAATCCGCCCGGACCAAACCATCCTGCAACGGCCATTTCAATTCCAGGGATGAACTCTTGCAACACGAATGAATCTTTAAGTTTTCCTATTTTCTTCCACCGTTCAAGCATGTATATCATATCTTCTGGCGTCTTTGCACAGTAAGATAGGGACTTGTCGGTTGAACTATTGGGCTTGGATACATACCGCTTCATAGTTTTCCGCACAAATTTTATAGCGGCATCGCACTCTGTAAACTCGTGCGTGGGGATAGTCTCAATACCCGCTGCCTTGAGGACATCCTGCCCCTTTTTGCGGTCTGTCTCCCACTCCGCGGATTCTTTAGATGCGACTATAACCGGCCAGCCTTGTTTCTTCCATTGTTCGGCGGCATCCATCCATTTGGTATTGCCAGTATAGAATATAAGGTCCGCCCACTTGTACCAATCTGTATAGTCTTCAACACGTTCCACCATGTTCTTACCAACATAGGGAGTTTGCTTATCCGTGCAATACCACTTGACCTGGTGCCCTTCTTCTATGCAGCGAAGGGACCAATCAAGCGACTCCGCACCGTCATCCATTACAAGGATTCTCATTCGCTGTCATCCTCTTCCAAGCCAAAACTATTCACGCACTCGCTATAGTCGGAGTCGTCATACTCGCCATCTTCGTCCAGGTTAAACTGGTTTATATCGGGGTCCCGTTTCATGGTCTTATCCAATCCGGCTCCTTTCTGCGTTTAGATTTAAGCTCGCGCTCAATGTATTTTTTGCTGCGCTCTTTACTATTGGTTTCTTCCTCGCTCGGGGACTTGACGCCTATCTGACGCCAGGCTTCCTCCGGTATGGAGGATTTACCGCTTACTATATTAGCAAGTCTGCGCAAAGGGTCAAGCTCATCAGTAACTTTTTTACCATAATCATAAGCCGTTTCCAAGGCTGTCTCGCCCGGTAGTGAAGTTTGCTGGCCTGTGTATATGTTTGTGCCCGCGCCGACGAACCGGGGTATATACCCTTCAGGGAACAGGGAAAGTAACGCCTGATAGGGAGTCTTCTCGCCAGTCCCTATGTCTTTCCCCGCACGCACAAGCGCCCCATAGCCTGCCGTAGGACCTTCAGCGTTTGGATTTCCTGTAGCCTGCCGCACCAGCGGGTCTATAATCTTCGTCCCGAACTCGTACAATACTGCAACCATAAGAAGTTGGTCCAGCGCTTTTGGATTAAGTTTGGCGGCATTTGACAGCATATGCGCCATGCCGGATAGACGGCCTATATCCCATCCGGGGAACTGAAGGAAAGCGGACCCTTTGGCGGCTTGTCCGAGCAGGCGATTATTAAAGTACCTGGCCTTAGTCCGGTAATTGGGGAGGGTCTTGGCAATTTGTTCCGTCGCTTCGGCCTGTCCTATCCCTTTGCGCTCCATACCGCGTTCAAGAGTTTGCTGTAATATATCCTGCAATCCGAAAGGTACATCATGCGAGATTTGCGCCACACGTTTAATAAGGTCATTAGCTTGATTGAATCCGAACTGTTTAGCGAACTCGGTAAAAGTTGCCGGGTCCTGTCTCGCGCGTTCACCCATGACAGCAAGGAGACTCTTATTGAACTTATCCGTCATGGAGTCCAGACCGCGATAAGGGACGCCCGCCCTAGCGGATTTAAGGTACATCTTATCCCGTGTAACTACTGATTTAAGGGATTTCACAAAATCAGAGGCGGCAGCAGGTAAGTCTTTAGCGAATCCTGTTGCTCCTTTAGTAACTGCAAATGCTTCTGCCACGTTATACGCATGCGCCGGGTTAAGCCAAAAGAAAGCAGACCGCATTATATTGTTGGTAGTTTCCAAAGCTTTCATCAATCCTTGCTTGGGAATAGCTGCATTAAGATGGTCCTGAATCTCCTCCGCGAACTCAGGCGCAAAGTGATAACCGCGCAATGCGGGGAGGTTAGGAATCTCAACCCATCCTTTAGGTATGTTCTTTCCTTTGGTTCCGGGCACGCGCATGACATCCAACGCACCTGATGATTTTGGGAGTTCCTTCAGTAACTTAATATTGCGCGCGGCCCGCCGTTCCTGAAGGAGAGATGTAACCTGGACGCCGAGCGAGTTCTTGTGGTACTGTATGCGATTGCCTGTAGCCGCCTCTATTTCTTTCTGTGTGGCTTGCTCTAGTTTGGGATTATCCTTCATATCTCCCACAACCTTAGATGTATCGCGAGCGTCTACTATCTCTCCGTTATCCTTGACATGGACAATAGTGCGATTGCCGTTGCTATCCACCATTGACTTCATGGACCGGGGATTGTTAGACCCTGCAAGTTTAGACAGGCTGCGTTTTCCTACCGCCGCGCCAGGCTTTATACCGAGTAGCCGGTCCATAGGGGTTCCTTTACCTATCACCTGGCGAGTCGCACCGCCACGCTCGCTTTCTTCCGCAACAGGTTCTTCTACAAGTTCTTCAGGCTTATAGCCTGCGCTTGTTATTGTTTTCCTTGCCGCCTCACGCTCTTTCTCTATAGCGCCGATGGAATTGTCATAGAGTGTCTTTTCCTGGGGAGTGAGCGGGACATTTTTAGGGTCATCCATATGCTCCGTGAACTTCTCCCACGTCTCTTTAGGCACTCCCTGAAACTGTTGCATCCACTTCATCAACTCTGCCTGGTCTACAGCGCCGCGGTTCTTCTCTGCGTATAGCCGGTCAGCAATACCACCCGTGGATGCAAGCGGTTTGGTAGACGCAACACCTTCATCAGGCGTGAAGATTTTGGACTCTTCAGTGGGCGCGGGCGGCGCTTTAACCGGGGGGGAGCCTGCCCATTTAGGGCGTGTACCTGTATTCTTGGCCATATCAAATTCATGATTAGTCGTCTCGGGATGTTGCTGTAACAACGTATCCATTTGTTTTTCCAGCTTACCTTTTTGCTTAGGAGAGGCAGACGCATCATGCTTAAGCTCAAGGTCCCGCATCTTTGTTTCAACTGAAAGTGGGGTTCTTTGCGATACCGGGAGGCTTGTCCCTTCAATACCCCGCGCGGCGGCTCCTACCTTGGCCGCTTCGGGTAATCCCGCCACAGCCAGAGAATCCATAACTGCATTGGTCGCGCTTCCTACATTGCTTCGGGTCTTATCGCTTAAGCCCAAAGATTTTCCGGCTTTCTCCGCACCCGCACTGACTGTGTTCATTATAGGAGTCATTACGGCAGTTCCTATGGGGCCTGTGATTGCGGCTCCATAACCGCTTGCGGGTAATGCGTTAGGGTCATATAAACCCTTTGCCTGCAATTTCTGCCGCTGTTCGGGAGATAGAAACGGCGCAATTATGCGCGACTCTATATTGGCAGCCCCTTTAATGGCAGGTTCTTCCAGACCCGCGAGGGTTTCTTTTATGCCCCCCGTGGGTGCTGGCGCGACGGGAACTTGCGGGGGTGCAGGTGATGCAGGCGATGCAGGTGGAGTTTTAGGTGCAGCAGGGGAAGTCATCCATTTAGGTTGTGTCGTGTTACCTGTTATTTTTGCTATATAATCTTGCGTCTCGCGCGGAAGCCCGGCATTAAATTCTTCCGGCGTCTTGGCGGTTTTAAGGAGAGCATCCACATGCCCCGGCCCCCAATTGTACGCGGCAAGCGCATGCGCGTCATTACCATACTTCTTCTGAAGGGCTGCCAGATAATCTTTTCCTACCCGCGTCATTTCTTCGGGCGAGTTATCCTTGGCAGGAGTCACGCCATAACCAGGGTCGTGCAAGGTAGAAGGGAGCGTCTGCATAGACCCCTCCGCGCCGGATTTAGGGTTGACTGCATTAGGGTTATGTTTACTTTCCTGTTCCTCTACACGATAAGCAAGCGGAGTTTTAGGCGCAGCAGGAGAAGTCATCCACTTAGGAGTGGTTGGTGAAGGCTGGTCAACAGGCGGTGAATCTTGCCATCCCATTACTTAGTCCTTGGAACGCCGTCAGGTCCAATAAATTGAGTGCCCGGAGGAAGTTTCTCCCAATCCGCATCACTTTTAACTTGAATGGGGGTGGCATTAGCGGGCTTCGCAGCAACCGCGGACGTTATCTTTTCGAGTTTTGCCTGCGCGGCAACGGAACGTTTACGCGCATCAAGCCACTGCGGGTGATTGTATGCTTGAGCGGGACTGGCATACCCCCGTTCAATATTGCGCTCGTCCTGCTTGGCCTGGTCGTATTCAGTCTTAGCAGTCTTATACTCCGGCGAGCTTGCCGCGTTAGCGGGATTGGTTGCGGAAGCTTTCCGGTTATCTACACTGTATTTATTGCGCTGATTAGCGTTCGTCTGCTGCGTACCCACAATATCTTTACGTGCCTGATTTGCTTCCTGCGCGCGCTGGTTAGCACCTTCCTGCTGTGTCTGCGTCCGCTCTAACGCATTCTGACCCTGAAGGTCCGCCCGTTGAAGTCCATAGTCGCCTGAGATTTGACGACCTTGAAGGTTGAACATGCCCTGATTGGGAGACTTAAACTGTGTATTAAGCTGCTCGAAAGCTTCAGGAGTAAGACCCTTCATTCCCGCAAGTTGTTGCGGAGTGACTGTTCCGCCAGGACCTTGACCTTGCATTTGTGCTACTTGCGGAAGAGCCGCCTGCATAGCCTGACGAGTTTGGTTAGCGCGGGCGAGTTCCTGCAATGCCGCCTGAAGTTTCAGCTTGTTCATTTGCTGTTCAGTATCCGCATTCGCGTATTGCGCATAAGCGTTACCCGCGCTACCTAAGCCCTGTAACATAGAACCAAATCCAGGCATGTCAATCTCCTAAAATAACCCGCTAAGTGCACCGCCAAGTTGTCCGCCCAGGATACTCCCGCCAGCCGCACCTGATTTAGTGGCATTCTGTTGCGACTGATTCTGCCCGAGTGCATAGTTGCCAGCCTGCCCAAGATACTGCAATAGGCTCTGCATAGTACCAGAATCAATATTATTAATACCGCCCAGGCTGTTAATGAGGTCATTGATGTTAGTATTCTGCTGCCCGGTAATCTGATTTGCCGTATTATAGGGCAAACCCGTACCCGCGTAAATATCCTGCGCGCCTTGCCCGCCGATACTTTGCGCCTGGTTGAACCCCTGACCTGCCTGTCCGAGAGCCGCACCGCCGCCAGAGAGAGCCTGCAATGCACGATTAAGCTGGTTATTCTGCCAGTTAATATCGAAGTTGCTGAGGTTCTGTCCAGTCGTGCCTGCCGCCCAAGGCCCTGTTATGCCATTTGCCGCATTCTGCGCGTTTGACTGGTTAGTAACTAACTGTTGCTGCTGATTGAATAGTGCATTCTGCGGGTCTGCCCCTTGATTCATTACTTGCTGCATGTAGGGTAGAAGACTATTAGACGCACCAGATAATGCTGAAGAGTTAGCAAGGGATTGATTGCCTACACCTGTAAGCGCCGAACCCGCTGTCCCCGCGCCCTGCTGAAAAGCGGCAGTATATGGATTATTCTGAGCCTGGTTGAATGTGGCAAGCGCAGCGGGCGCAGCGGAAGATTGCGCAGTGTTGGCATTAGCAATATTATTCCCTGCCAATCCCTGATAAGATTGGGAGTTCTGAAAAGCGTTAGGGTAAATACTACCGAGCGACGGTGCGCCGCCCCCACTACCTGCCGCACCCCCAAGTAACCCGCCTGCAACTGAACCTATAACCGAACTCATTTTAATCTCCTATCCATTTAGAGAGCCGCTGTTCAACGGGCATATACCCTAAATGCTCTATGAATGGCGCTACTTTTAATTTAACCGTGCAGTATCTCTTTTTTATTCCCAGCTTCCTCAAGCAATCTTCTGATTTACGAACAAGCTCTTTGGCTATCCCTGTCCCCTTACGGTATTCCGGCAATACATATAGTAACTCCGTATCGCTTATAGTTAACCCCTTATAGTGCCAGCTTTTAGTTACTATATCTACTATGTACCCTACAAGCTTTTTATTTACTCTTACGGTTAAGCAATGGACCATTCCTATACTATTAAGTAACTGTATCTGGTCCCAATCCGGGTTTTCCTTTAACCCGTGCTTATCCGTTACCGCTTCTTCGTGGTGGCGTGAGAATAACTGCTCTAACTCATCAACTATATCAAGCATATTCTCAACTTGGAAAGTAGCGTCTATTGCCACGGCAGCTTACTCCCTTTTCCTTTGGATTTCCCGCCTTGCATTTTCTCTATAGTCCGTAGCCCGCTCATACCAAGCATACCAAACACTAGCTCCCACATATTATTATCTAGTGAGGGAAACGGAGGCACAACCATATGGATAGCAGCAAATCCCCAAGTAAGAAGCGGAATCGCTATATACTGGTAGCCGACAGCCCCGGCGCATATCCACCCAATCATAGGCCGCCAACCAGACACAAACAAGTTCTGGTTGGCCGCTTCTACCTTATTCACGTCTGCCTGCTGCGAGTCCCAATTTTGAAGAGCAGTCATCAATTCCTGAAGGCGCGCAGCCCGCTCCGCGGGATTCGGAATCAGCGCGAAAATATTATTTATCAATGGAAGAAGCGCGGCAATAAGTCCCATTAGTATGCAGCCTCCACTCCGTCTTCAATCTGCTGTTCCGTATAAACCATTTCACCATTCTCGTGCCAGATAATAGCTGATACCAGTTTAACCAGATTAGCAGGCTCGCCCAGGTCCAAAGCGTCCTCCGAACCGAAACCGGAACGATGCGCTACATCATCAATGTACGCTACCGTGTTATTTTCGTTGCTTGGTGCCCATCTACTAATAATTTGTGCAATTGTATTGAGTCCATATCTATCAAAGTATGTCAGCAGAATTTTTGCAATTGCCCGTATACCCATAACAGAAGTCGCAAATGTTTTAAAAGAAGTATCCTTACCCGGAACCTCACCTTGGAAAATAGTGGAGTCCTTACGGATATTGCCCGGATTATTATTTTCTTCGCCCCTGGTTGACACAAGACTACCTCCAAAAAAACTTTATAGCGCCGACAATTGTCCCGAGAGCCGTAAGCATAAACAAAAATGCTGCAAATGCTCCACGTCCCCGATTGATGGTTTCCTCAAGATGCACCACGCGCGCACTTAAATCTTTAACACTATCAATAAGTGTTCTGATTAATTCTTCTTGGCCCTTATCCATTTCCATATCCTATGCGTGAAAGAACACACCATTAACCATAGTAGGGTCCTGCGCCGACGTAGTACTATTAATCTGTATCTCGCAACTGCCGACGTTGTTTCCGTTTGTATTAGCCCATAATGAATGACTAGGACCTACATTGCATGACACCACTGGACAATATTTATTATCCGCAAAAGTACCCGCAACAAATTCCACAGAATAATCACCAACGCCATTATATACAACTGCCGACACCTTATATGAGGATATAAGCGTCTGAGTTGCCGCGTTGTACGAGAACCATGCTTTCGCCGGGGAAACTCCAAAGTTGGACAGTGCGCCCGCCGCTGTAGTAGCGCCCGTACCGCCTTCCGTTATGGGGAGGGGAGTTGTAAGACCCGTAAGAGACGTAATATCACTATTTGCTCCGCTGGCCGCTGCTGCTATTCCTGCACGAGCCGTCGCCTGCGTATTGCCTCCCGTGCCCCCCTCGGACACAGGAAGCGGAGTCGTCAACCCGGAAAGAGAGGTAATGTCGCTATTTGCCCCGCTTGCCGCTGCTCCAAGATTAGCCCTCGCTCCCGCGGCTGCCGCCGCACCTGTACCGCCTTGGGTAACTGATAACGGAGTCGTCAACCCGGAAAGAGAGGTAATGTCGCTGTTTGCCCCATTATGCGCTGCGTTTGCGTTTACATCATTCTGAATCTGATAAAAGTCAGACATCACCTGATTCGCGTCCGCGACGGTGCCGTTCTGAAGGATGACGGGATACACTGGACTTATGGACATAAAACCTCTACTTTATTATATACTGCGTGCGCACCCTAATGCAACAGGTACTTGAGTTTTTTAGCGGTCATATGGAAACTTCCGAGCTTAAGCCCCGCGGACGAATCTCCTGAGACAGAAAGCGATAACCTATTGAATACTATGGGTATAGGCCAGGGTATAGTGAGCGGACGCAAGCCAGATGCCGTTGCGCCCCACAATGCGAGGCCCCAAATGAACTGCCCCCATATGGCAACCGCGGCGGGTGCGGTCAATGTCGCCTGCGTTATAGGTGCAAATGTCTCGTCGCTAGCCACCATAAGGTACGTTATCCCGTTGGAAGGCAAAGCAAATTCCACCGTGGAATTAAATACCGTATTGGCATATACGTTCTGGAAGTCCGTCATGGGAACTGTTTGATAAAGGAACTCTATCGTGTTGCCTGCCACCCCTTCTGCTATATAATCCTGGGACCCGTTCTCTGTAACATAAGGCGTAACCCCGTCTTCTGCAACATAATTGACAACTGTCCCGGTAGTCTCAGCAGTATAGTCATTCGTCCCTGACTCGTCTGTGTATAAAGTCACTCCGTCCTCAGCCGTGTAATATATAACTCCCGGTTCCTCAAAAGTACTTGACGCACTCTGCACAACATCCGACTGCCATATGCCAGGCGCGAAGGAATTGGAGAACTCTATAAATGTGGAGTTGTATGGTAAAATTAAATTTTGCGGGAAAGTATGCGGCCCCGTCCAACCTTTCCGCTTCACATCATACCAATATTCCTGCATAGGGTTACCGAGCGCATTCCCATTCTGCACACATATGCGGTACGTGTTATTATTAAACGCAGAACTTATGCGGGATGGGTATAGCGCATATATAAGGGGAACAGCAATATCCGAATCCGGGTCCGTCAAGTTACCGGCTAAATTAATCATCCGTAGGCCATCTACCGCCCGGAAGAATAAACCATTCGGAGTAAGCCCGAGTGAGCGTGGAGATTCCGTCCCTATATTATCCGACACGAGGTTACTTGCGAAGTTATTTGTTGCCGCATCCCCGGTTATCTGCGTTATGTAACTCCCCTTGAAAACCATTAACCCCTCTAATATCGCTGAACTGGTAGTAGTCAACGACATAGGCGACTGTGCGGTAATAGGGGTCGCGTCACCTATAAATATGGCCTGGTCCGCGGCGGAAGCATTAAGCGATAATGTGTCAGTCCATGCAAGAATGTTCCCTAACCCAAAATAAAACCGATTACTGAAGAACGCTACTGTCGTCGGAAGAGAGGGCAAAGGATTCGTGGTAAGGTTTCCCGCGCCCCATAACGGGCTTGCCGTTGTGCCCCCGCTTATAGTTATGGATACATTGTTCGCTGTCGCCGTAGCGTTCGCCGACATTGTAATGGTACTACCGGACAGGTTAAGCTGCACCCCTGAAGCTGTAGCCGTTGCTGGCGCAGACATAACTATTGTATTACTGGTGTATGACACAACAGTCGCGCCGGTAGGTATTCCACTTCCGGCTATGGCCTGCCCCACGGCAACACCTGTAGTATTCACAACACTGGATATGGTTGCACTTGTGCTGGTAGTATCGCCCGTCGTCGTCAACACTACATTCGCAGTATTCACGACGCTTGCACCTGCGGGAATACCCGAACCGGATATAAGATAGCCAGGGCTTATACCGAGAATATTGCCGCCCCCGGATA